TTTCAGCCTGAAAGCGGCGTTTTAATAGAAGACTTCGTGACAAGCAAAATACTAGACAAAATATCGAACGACCTGTTAGAACAGTCTAATCGAAACGCCCTAGCAGGTGTTGTGCCTATAGCCGATGTGACGGTAGATGGCTCTCAGACAGCCCTAAAAGAACAGCTCGTTGTTGTATCAGAAGCTAAACTAGAAGTGGAGCAAGTCGCACCAGTTGACGAGACAATGGGAGAAGTTAGCCAGCCCGTATCAATGACAGAAGTTAGCTGATGATTTGTTGATTGATGATTTTGTGCATTTGATAAATTAACGAAAGGGGGCGAAATGAACGAACGTCAACGCAATTTGCACCACATATCTTTCGAGAAAAACCAGCATAGAACTGGCGCACAGCGGTACTACCGAGGCATGGGGCTGATGGCTGTCCGCATTGACATTCAAGCCCACCGAGATTTGCACCACGAAATTCCGCACCCACCGCTCCCACCAACTGGGGCGGTTTTGCGTTTAGGGATTGATAGCCTCCGTCGTATGATGACCGACGGCGTGCAAGACCCGCTACGTGTCGTGAATACGCTAATAGACGAATACGGTGCGCTAGCGTTCGATACCGACGACCAAAAGACTGCTAACGAGGCAATGCGCCATGAGCAGTTTCTAATCGACCAATACCCATTTATTCAAAAAGGACGCCCGAGATATGAGCGAACGGATTAAACCATTCTTGCTCTAGCTCTTCTGTGTTCTCGGTGGGTGATGTATTAACCGCTTTAACATATTCTGGTGACGTATTAACATTTTCGGGTTTCTTTGATGTGTCGGGTGATGGTGTCATAAAACCAGCGTCACAGTATAGGCAAGTTCCTATGAACATTTTATTTCACCTCCTTTAATTTTGCTCGCTCGGCTTGGATATGATTCATACTGTCTCCTCCACCAAATCAAGATTTTCAATAGCATATTTTCGTATAGCATCATCATCTGCGAACTCTAGTAATTCATCGCTGCTAAAATTTTCCAAGATTTCATCTGAGTCAACCGTTATAGATATATATTTTTTCATTTCGTTTCCTACCTTTCGTTTAAATAGACAGGGACACCCCGATAAGGTGTCCCTGGCAAGCAAAGGCTTTGTTTCAACTAGCTATTGCTAGTATCGACACCCCTATTTTAGCATATTATTATTTTTTAAGTTTCTCTTGATCTTTGAACTGTTGTTCACCCCAACGCTTTTCAACATTTTCGGGTAGGCAGTAGAACAAATAGATATCGGTAACATCTTCATCGTTTTCGTTCTTGCTAATGTCTTTCACTTCATAGGTAGCGATCTGCTTCTTGAGAAGCATATAGCGAACCGAGATCATTACATCGAGCGGCGAGTAACCGCTGACGTAATTTGCATAGAAATTTTCTTCAGGATCAGCTTCGACTTCTGCAAGCTTACTCAAAACGTAAGGCGTTACAGTGGTCAAGTGCTTAATTGTTGCATCAAATTCCCATTCGTCAGGGACTTTGAGTACATCAACCTTGCCTGTTTTTTTGTCGATAAACAGGTACCCCTCGTCCTGAGCGCGCCAACAGGCAGCGTTGAAGTCGATTGGTCCCATATTGGTAAATGTCTTTGCGAGGTTTTGAAGGTTGCTACCATCAAATTCGTCATCGAGATATTTGAACTTACCTTCGTTGGCGACAAATATTACTCGCATCATGTCGTGAAGGAGTTTTCCTTCGAGTGCTGGTTTTGTCATGGTTCCTCCTTTAGAATCCAAAGTTACTATCACTACGATCGCCGTCCACTTTCGGGTGTTCGCCTTCCGGCACAACATCGGCGAAATTGAACAGGTCATCATCTGAAAATTCGGCAGTTACAAGCTTTTCTTGTAGTGCCAGCTCAAGGTACTCGAAAAATTCGGGATCGGGTAGGACACGAATAACCTTGAACTTTTTGGTAGCTAGGTTGCCAGCGATGTAATCACACCACTTGCGACCAGAGGCAAACAGTTGCCCCTGCATCTGCTTCCAGTGCTTGTCTGGTACTCCGTCCACCAAAACATCGGCAAACGAATTGTCCTTCAACACCTTAGCTTCAACGATACCTTCATCATTCACGCCACCATCAGGTGAGGCTAGGAACGCATCGTTATACCACGCGCCGACTGGTACCACTGTAACACCTTTTTCCTTCTCATATTGGCGGAGTAGGAAATCTTCAAAGTCGATGCCGTCCTGCATTGCGCTGTTCACATAATGCTCGAAAGCCACGCCGAACTTGCGTTCGAAGATCAGTTCCTTCTCATAATCGAGGCGAGCCTTCAGTGGTTTACCGGCACCAGTTTTTGCTTTGCTGACAGCCAACCAATCCACGAGCCGCGAAGCCGTAGGCTTGCCAAGGCGTAGGTCGTACCAAGGTTTTGTGCGCTGTTCGCCAGCGAAATATTCAAACTTCATTGCTCTATCTCCATTACTTCGGCTGCATTAGCCGAATTATATTTTGCTATTAAATCAAACGCCATATAGAAGCTGTATACTGTGATTACTATCATAATACTAGCCATGATGCTTAATATCGTGATTGTTTTCTTAGTATTCATAATTAGAACCCAAATGGTTGCTCTTCATTGCTGACTACCTCGCCAGTAATTTTAGCATCACCACTCCCAATTGTTATAGTTTTTGCTGCGACAGGTTTTGCCTTTGGCTCATAACCAGTAAGGTTTTTGTCAAAGCTCTTGCGAACATTGCCATTGTCGTCAGTGTAGGTGCGAGTATCGGACTCGTAGATTGAGAACCAAGCTTCCTTACCAGGTAACATTTTCTGGCAGGCTTTTTCGAGTTCTTCAGTATCGTTGATAGCATTGAATCTATCGCGTACACTGTCTTTGAGTTCTTCAGGTGCGTTGTGAACGAAGATTGCTCGTAGGGTACTGAAGCTGAAACCTCGTGCGCCTTCTGAGTGGAACCATAGGCGGACTTTATCGGTTTTTTCGCCGTTCTCTGGATCGACTACTGTAATTTCGCAGTATTCTTTTTCTTCCTTGTCCTCGGTGAAACCAAACTCGATTGACGAAATTTGTACTTTGTGTACGCCTTGCTCGAAATAATTAAATGACTTTTCTTCTTTTTCTGTATCGCTAAATGTTGCTCGATTTGGCATGATTGCCTCCTTCTTATTTGCTCAGGTGTAGTGGGGGAGAGGGCTTTATCTGTCCAAATCTCACGCCGTCTGATTTAGGTGAACGCCCCATCGCCAACAATATTATTGGCTTTCTGCGCCTCCCCCACACTACACCCGAATTATTAATTTACTTTATCGACCTTGGGCTTTCCCGACTTTGACTTTCTTCTTGGGAAGCTCCCAACCGATAGCCGTCAAGAAATCTTCAATCTCACCATACTCGACTTTGCCAGCCATCACCTCACGCTTGTGAATCAACTGAGCTGAGTGCTTTTCACCATCATAGGCGGCAATAACTTGCGCGTCCATGAAGCGAGTAACATAGCGAATGTTTTTCAATTCACTAGCGAGTATGATCGAACCTGAAACATCGTCCATCTGTCGCTTGGTATAGCTCAGGACAATGACGTTTTTCTTGATGCCTGCGAGCGCATCGGCAAACGCATCAATTTTCTTATTGAGTGCGCCAGTGCCTTTGCCCCATGCCATATCGGTAAGGGACTTGAGTGGTGCGCCGCCTTCGGCACGCATACCCATCGCCTGAAACTCTTTGAGGGTTTCATCAGCGAAGATATCGCTTACGCCTTCGATGGTGTCGATGACAAGTGTTTTGTATTCCCTGCTCTCTACAAATAATTGCAGAGTTTCGCGGATATCCTGAACGCTACTGACGTTGACTGCGTCGAGTCCAGCCTTCGCCGCGTTGCCATCTGTCGATAGGAATAGCGGCTTCGGTGCCTTTGATGCAATAGTCGTCTTGCCACTGAACGGCTCACCGATAATCAAAAACTTCGATGGTGGTTGTGGTGTTGCTTTGACTATTTCAACCATTATTTTACTCCCTTCTTTGGTGATTTCACCAACTTAGTTTTGTTCTCGGCTGCCATCGCTTCACGAAAAATCTTTCGTGCCAGCTGACTTTTATTCATGTCTTTACTGAGCGCGGTTCGCTCAATCCAGCTGGCGATTGACTTATCAAGCGTAAACGCCATATTTACTGTTGTTTCACTGTCTCGCATACTAACTCCTTCCTTTTAGTGCTTCTGCTTGTGTCATATTAATACCTGTACATTTCTAATGCTTCATCATCGCATGGCACGAGCTTTTTGATATCATGTTCGTCAGTTACTTTATCGCCATCTGAGGCAACTAATGACTGATCCCATGATTCAATACCGATATAGATAGCCCAATCGTGAATCTGACCACGTTTCGCAACCCATCGCAAACTGCGACCATCGTTCGACATATTGATCCCCTCTGGACTATTTACTGTTACGCCAGTGGCGAAAATAGTATGTTCAGGCATATCCTGTAATTGTTTCAAACTTAACATTTTTTGTACCTTTCCTTTGCTTGCGTTACTATTACAGTTTACTACTCATTAATAGTCTTGTCAACCATTTCAGCCTTAAAAATATCATAAGCTGTATTGACCGATGCTACTGACCAAATAATGAGTCTCTTCTTACGATTGAACCGGATCGGGCGCCACCAGTGAGGACCGTCGTAGCGTGTATTGCGATCACTGCGGAACTTGAACCAGTCTATGAACATCTTGCCAAACACGCTCAATTCGTTTTCTCTGTAGTCTATCGGCAGTATCATAGTATAGCCATTATGCTTAACGTAGCGCACGCGAAACTGGAACACATCATATTGAGTCGGGATCGATATATAATATTCCTCAATTTTTAATGTTCGTGATGCTACAAATTTTTTCCAGTCTTTCATAATTTACTTCCTGCTTTCTTTTCCTTTGCTTTACTTTACTAGCCCCAGTCGGACTTGAACCGACGCACTCGCTTCGCCTTGGCTTCGTAGTGCTGCATTCACGCAATGGGGCGTTGATTCTCGGATCGAGCAAGCCAGGACACCATAGTCTTGGCAGGTCAAGCAACCATAGCCTTGATTTCCAAAACTACACTGCGGAACTCCGCAACCCCTCGATCCGATACGTTCACCTCACAGATGAACTCTCATTGGACAGCTCCAGGTTTAGCCTGTTGCCGTCCGTATGGTTCGGGGACGACCAACTCCCCGTGTTGTTTTCAGCCCATCCAGTGTCCTTAGAACCGTATGCCCTCTGGAGACTGTGCTGGTCAAGCATTGTAAGTGCGACCGCCTCCGATTAACGTATAAGAGGCGATTTGTTTATTTGGCTTTCGTACCGCACTATTGTTAAAGTACTTCGATTATCCGCATAACTACCCAGGCGGCGGATAAGAACACGGCTGCCGCTACTACTAACGATATCGCTATGCCTATCATGCTGCCGAGAACTGTGCCGATTGTGGACTCTCTGCGATTAGATAATCTCATAGTAAACCTTGAATTTCTCTAGCTTGCTTTTGAACATATCCATACGCTTGCTATGGACTTTTAAGAAATGTTCGTGATCAGCTTTAGACATTATTAACCTTCGCTGGTCCACGGCGGCTTCTAGTTCCGCCTTTTTGGCCAGCCGCCCTACGCTTTTCTGGTGTCATACCACCGAACCCCTTGGTTGGCGAATGGTTCTTGCCACCTATCGATCCTATGTTCTTATAAAAGTCAGCCCCGTGGCGTTCTAACATTGTTTTGGTGGCTTTTGCTGCCCCTGCTTTTGTTCCTGCCATTTATGCTCCTTTCGTTTTAACATTACCATTATAGCACAAGCGTTTTCAATAATCAAGCCAAGTTTTCCACAGTTTCTCGAAACTCAGTCCTGGATTCTTCAAGCTAACGATAGCCCAGTCCAGTTCGAA